GTTGGAGAATTCTTTTAGCTATAGTTGAATCTTTAATAACGGGTTCTCCACTATTAGTTTTTAAATAATTTTTTATAGCAACTAGAGCATTTTCTAATGTAGATCTATATTTTTCGTTTATTTCATCATCAGAAATAGCATCAAAATCTATGTTGGTAGAAGTGTTTATTTTAAGGGATTCAATCATCCCTCCAGGACCCATTATTTGAGTTTTACAATTATAAGAACCATCATTATTAGAAGTCCACCCAAAATTATAAACAGTACCTAACATACCATCATAATTACCATTAGAAATTTCTCGTTTTTTAGTAACTTCTTTTAGTAATGTTTCTTTTTTATTAAAACTAGGGTTAAAAAAATCTAAGGGTCTTATATTAGTTTGTAATTGACCATTATTATCTAAATAAGGTGTGTGTCCCCATTCTAAAAATACAGTTACACCTAAACTCATATATAATTTAGACATTAAATCTAATTGATCTAAGTCATAGCATATAAATTCAACTGTGGCTTCCATTAAAGTTTGCCATTTACCTCCAGTACCAACACTAATATTGGTGATACCAGGCATAGGTTTTAAACCTAATCTATCATCCGTGCCTTGGGTATAAGTTTCACTAAAACCTTTTTTGATGGTGGNTGTTGCATTGGTTGATGAAATTGTACCTCCTTGAAGTATATTATTTTTGGATAAATTATCAGAAAATCCTGATTTATCATCTCCAAAATCTGGAAATCTTTCGTTGATTGGGTCCAGAGAATTATTAAGGGGGTTTGTTTGAAATGTATTTAATTTTGGAGGGTTGGGATTAGGATTTACCATAGCACCCGAACTTAATCTAATCCATGAATTCCTATTTGATAGATATTGAAGATCTGAGGTGCTTCTGTTTAAATTATTAACAGTTTTAACACGAATATTAATTTGTTCCTGGACATAGTCTAGGAAGGGTGTGCCAACAATATTTTTATACTTAGCCATAACATTTTTTACTCATTAGTATTAACTTTATCATAAGCATTTAAAGCATCAGATAGATTGCCTGGTATTCTAAGTTGGAAACCTAAAGGCATAAACATTGAATCTCCTGGAAGGTCATTAGCCATAGCAATAACCCACCACAACTTAGAATCACCAAAAAAATCTATAGCTATTAAATCTAACCTATCATCAGCACGTGATATAATATAATAATCATTATTTGAAGGGACAAGTGTTGGGTAACGAGTTGGTAAATAAGCTACCTTACCATTTATTATTTTTTGAGTTTCTATATTTTCGTAACGTCTAGCCATTATTCTATGAATTTAACCAAGTTGAAGCTACAGATGAGTTTCCACCCCCTGCTGTTAATAAAATTGGGGAATTAACACCATTTTGTGGTAATTGACTTAAGATTGGAATAAAGTTAACTGATACGTCTATCATTTGTGGGACTTCTAACATATCCTTATCATCACCCCCTTCAGGACCATTAATAGCTATTTCCCAAGAAGCTTCATTTGAAACTGTCAGATTTAATGAAGTTAATATTCCTGGAGTTCTAACAAATAAATCACCTATTGTAAGTTTAGTAAAATTACCTCTCATAAACCCAGAGCTGTTATAATCAGGATATAAAGTAGAAAGGAGATAATTTAATTTTTTATAAAGTATTTTCATTTCATATCGAGATTGTGCTGCTACTTTAAAGTTAAAACTTACTTGTCTTTCAAAACCTTGATAAGTATAAAAATTCTCACCTCTACCAGCGTATTTTTTTGATTGCCATTCTGCGGAATGATTATCTGAATAATCTGTTAGGAATGCTCTGAAAAACATTGCATTACTATTATTAGGAATGTCATTATTTACTGTTTCAAATACAAATTTAATTATATCTCTATTTCCATTTGATTTAGAAAATCCTTCAATTCCTGTTGGGGATGTTAAAGTTTCAATATTATACATATTCACTTTATCTTGACCCTCTACCCACTTATCATTAGTGTTTTTTCTTTGGTTTGAAGGTCTTGCCCCAGGATCACCAATTCCTACCCTAGTGGATATATTTAGTTTTCCATAATCTCTTGTTTGAACAGTACTTGTATCTATTACCTTATTTCTAAAATCCTCTACTGTTAAATTACCTGGTTTTCTTTGTTGTTGTTCTCGTATTTTATTATAACCCATCGTTGAACTAAATATAGTAACGTCAGGGGAGGGGTTTTTAGTGGCTCTAATATAGCCTGCACCACTTTGTTGGTTTTGGGTTTCAATAGATTCTGAATCTGCACCTGTAATTCCAGTTTCATTTGGTTTTAGACCAGATACTTTACTAGCACCTAATAATTTACTATAATCTATTGTAGTAGATGGTCTCGCTTGAATTTTATCATTAAATAAACCTCTTCTATAGTTTGAACCTACAAATAAAGGAGCTTGACTAGTATCCATTGGTACCCCCAAAGAATTAGTAGATCTTTGAATAATTGTAGTACCTAACCCATATAATGAACCTGGTCCTCCTGTGTAGAAGAATAATTCACCATTATTTACTGTATTAATTCCTAGGGCAGCCGCTGAATTTGAGAATAGTAGCTCACCAGGGGATTGTTTTTTTATTTTAATATTAAATAAATTAATTAATCTATTTTGTGTGGGGTTTTTATGAGAAACAATATATTCATAGGTATTTTCAAATAATTCTAGTTCTCTACCTAGCCCCGAAACTGGATGGCGAAATCCTGTTCCACCTTCAGCTATTTGAGTCATTAAATTACGACCATTACTATATACCCTAGTATTTACATCTCCTCCAGATCTTCCACTTTCCATAAGAGGGTTAGAGAATAGTAGACCCTTTTGTTTGTCTAAGAAAGCTTTACCTTGTGGGTAATTTGATAAAAAGGCATCTATACGAGCAAAATCCTGCCTAGCCGCTAGCTCTTCATAAGAACCACCACGTATTGGGTAGTCTAAACTAAGAGCTTCAGTAGTTAAAGAGTTAAGTTGATCAATAGTTTCAGGGGGTTTAACCTTTTGCCAAGGTTGACCTGAGTATCCTCCTCCTCTAATATCCTTGCTGTATTTATTATCTTTACTATTGTATTTAAATTTAGCAGGATCATTATATAGATCTCTTAATGCCATTATGATGGTAAATTATCTACATATTTTTTAGGTGTAATTCCGTCTAAATCTAGTTGTGATGGAATTTGGGATGAATCCAAACCACTTCCATTTAGAGAAGATATAAAATGTAATGTAGATTCTTTTTGTTGGGTTAGAGTAGATTCTGATTTGCCTCCTTTACTTAACCTAGAGGTTAATTCTGTTCCTAAGATTGCCATAGTTATTGATTTTGTTTATTATAAATATTTTAAACAGAATACCTCCTGGTATTAACTGCAAGTGGTGTTTGTATGGTGTTGGATATGCGGTTGCCATCTAGATTAACGTTTATATTTGCTTGGGATGCGCCTTCTTTCACGGCATTTGCTATGGCTTGTATATCAGTTTTTGATAATGTAACTGTGGTGATTGGTGGGGTGTTTATTGAGTTAGTATTATTTGGAGGAAATAAATTTGATCTTAGTAAATTAGTGGTGGAATTTCTTTCTTCCCTTATAATATTAGGAGAAACTGCTAAACCATCTCCTTTAGCAGTAATAGCAGTTGCACCAAAATTATCTGTAATAGTAAATGGACCTTTGGATGAAGGAGCTATACCATCTTGTACTTCTTGTTTTTTGTTTANAAGAGAATATAAACCTGCTGCTACAGTTCCTGCTACTGCTAATCCAGCTAAAGCTATAAGGGGATTGGCTGCAGCAAAAGCCGCGGCTCTTCCAACAGCTAATGCTAACCCTTTAGCAGATTCAACATTAAACATTTTCATACCTATAATACTTTTAGCTATACTTGAAACCATATTAGTTCCGGTAATTAATGCTATACTACCTATTGTAGTATATAAAATGAAAGAGTTTGATACTAGGGCAGCCAACATTTCTAAGGGTAGGGCTAAAGCCTCTGCCATTTTAGCAATTGATTTATTAATACTTTCTTGAACAGTTAATCTTTTTGCATCTTCAATAGACATCCCGGATTGGAGTGCTGCTTCCTCTTCAGATAATCCCTTTACAATTTTCTGATCAAATATCATTTTAGAGATTTCATCTCTACTTAATCCTATAGCTCCTGCTATAGCTTCTTGTTCTATTCTAGTCCCAGTAGCAAAACTATTTATTACTTCTTGATTATTTGCTATTTCTTTGGTTACACCCTCAAGATCATTGGTTAAAGCAAAAAATCTTGCTCTTTCTAAATTTAATTGTTTACCTGTGATTACCTCTGCTTCAAATTCTGAAGATATTGATTGTTCAATATTTAATAAACCCTCTGCTATTTTATCTACTTGAGACAGATTAAGACCTAATAAACGAGCATTAGATGCTGCTGTGGCCAATTCCTCTGAACTTCCCTGAAATGACATTGCTATAGAAGGTGCAATATTTGCAATTTCTTGTAGTATTTTTCTTTGAGAAAGTATAGGACTTATGTTTTTGAATGCTTGGGCAGCATTATCTTTTAGACTTTCACCATTAGCTTGAGAAAACATTGCTAAATTATTAGCTTCCTCAGCGGATAGACCCATTAATTGGGTTAGTTCAGCTGCCTCCTGTATGTTTATGCTACTAAATGCAACTCCTGCGTTAAATCCAAATTGTTCAACTAAACTATTTGCCTGTTGTATATAATCTACACTAGTAATTAAACTAGTATTTAAAGTATCAATCTGGTTTATAGAAGCTCCAGTATTTCTTCTAAAATCTGTTTGAGCTTTATTAAGTTGTACAAAGGCATTAATTATAGCCCCCAAAACGGCAGCACTTGCTATTTTTGAAAAAGTAGCACTAAGTTCTTTTGCTCCTGCTTTTAAAGGATCTTGCAATTGAGCAGATTCTCCTAATTCTTCTTTTAGTTTTATATTTTCGATAACTGCAATTCTAGAGGCATTTGCTGCTGCCTCAAAGGGGGCAGAGAATTGTCTAAGTATGGGTATATCCTTAACTATATTACTTAATCCCTCAAAGTTTTTTATTGCTAAAGTGTTTGAAATTATTAGTGATTGATCTCTAACCTGATCTAAGTTATTTATTAAGTTTTGGGTGAAAATAACTTGTTCTTTAAGAGATTCAGATAGGGCTTGATTATTTTTACCACCTAAGGTTGAAAATTTGTTTTGGAGTTGAGTTAAAGCAAGAAGAGTTTCATTTAAACTTACTTTATCTTTTTCTAATTTAGCTAGTTGTTTTTGGGAACCTAGTTCTTTAATTGTAACATTATAATTTTCAGTTGCTGTTTTATTAATTTCTCTAACTAAAGATCGTATTTCGGTTCTTTCTTGTTTTTCAAAACCTATGGTTTTTATTTGATCTAAAAGAACATTACTAATATCACGTATATCATCCAATATTTCATCCTGAATACCCGCTCGTTGTTGGATAAGTCTAAGTAATTCTTGTTCTCTGTCTAATTCTTCTTGTGAAGCCATGGTTTAACTATATAATATAAATATAAAAAATGCCTACTTTTTAGCAGGCACTTGAGAATTATATACATTAGCAGGATTAATATTTGGTCTTGCTATTTGTTCAGAGTCATTTGTTAAGACATTTGATTGAGCATTAGTAGCCTCATTTTGTTTTTCGAAATATTCCTCTAATTTTTTAAAAGTAAACTTTCGAAGCCAAATAGGCATATTGTATACAGTATCCCAATCATAACCCCCTTGTCCGTGAAATACAATTTCATGTATTTGAGAAAATAGATGAGATCTATATTCCACTGTCAGGCCAAAAAAAGTTTAGATTGATGGGAATATTGATGCCCTCCTCTGCACCATCCCCGGTATATTTTAATTCAACATCTGGTGATATTCTTCTTATTTCTTCACGTAATGATCTGGAATCTCTTGCTAGTAATGCATTTTCTACAAATTCACGGATTGTTTTGGTTTCTGTATCTCCTTCTACTGATGTAATTATAAATTTTAAACGTGTGGATATTTCTGGGGAAGCATCGGGTCTTATTTTTTTAAGGCCTGTTAATTCTCTTTCGATGGATTTTTCGTCACCATGTGTTAAGAGTTTAAATGTGATTGGTGTTTTGGAATAAGGTAAAATAAAATCGAAATTATTTACACCTTCTTCTTTTAGATCGCCAACTTCTAACATTTTGTCGTTAAGAGTAGTCAAATCCACCGTGAAATCAGCGATTCCCTGCGTATCTGAATTGTATGCCCTAAATGTATAGTCTTTCCCGTAGCCTAAAATACGTGACGCGATTAAAAGCGCATTTTTATCTCCAACTACAATATCATTAAAATTAACTTTTGATACAATTAAGGATTCTATTAATTTATCTAATACAATACCTTTTGAAATATAATTTTGGTTCGTTAAGATGTCTTCTTCACGTGCCGTCATATATTTCATTTCAATTTTACCACTTGATAGAGGATTGTCTTTTGGGTAAATAAGACCTTTTGAGGGTAAATCTACAACTTCTGTTGGGAATTTGTGTTTTGTAACTTTTTCTTCCATGTTTTAAAATAACTTATTTATTGTGTTTATAAATATATCAAGACAAAAAACCCACAATAAATGTGGGTTTGATCTTTACTATTAAACTGTATATAAAATAAACTTAGAAATTTGCAATACAATAATCCATAGAAATAGTCATGGAAATATTAGCTGCTGCATCACCTGATGACCAATCATAATCTCCAAAATTAACTGATTTTATGAATGCTCCTTTAATTATCCATTCTCCAACAACATCACCTACTGGTCCTAGGATGTTCATTGTTAAATCTTTTTTGTAAAAATCTGAATATCCATCTCTACCTGTTACAGATTCATGAGCTAGACGTGCCCATTCCATTACAGCTTGTGTTCCTGAGGGTGCAATTGGGTCATATAATTCCAATGTCATATCGTTCCATCTAACTTTACCTTTTATTTTACGGTATACATTAATGTGGTCTAATATGATTTCATTTGCTTCGAATCCAGGAGCAGTGGCTTTTTTAATTAAGTATGAAGGGATACCGTCTACATAGAGTATAAATCTATTTGAAACTTTGGGTTCAAATGCGGTAAACATTATTTCATTGGGGTCTAATACTGCCATGTTATGTTTTGTGTTTTTAATTAAATAAATTGTTCTATGATAAATATTAAAATTAATTTGGGTTTTGAATAATTTTTATATATTTATTAATGTAAAAGCATTTGAACCTAAAATTGTAAATAATATGGGAAGACCTTGTTTAAGTAATGATATAAGAGTATGTTTAAATTGTCAAAACCAATTTGAAGTTAAAAGACACAAGAAAAATAAATTTTGTGGAGTTTCATGTTCCCAAATTTATACTAAATCTCTTAATAAGGATTGGTTATTAAAGAGGGATACGACTAATTTAGAAAAATATGGAGTTAAATCCCCCCTCCAATCCCCCCAAGTTAGGGAGAACTATAAAAATAGTATACAGTCTAAATATGGAGTTGACAACCCCTTTCAAGTTAAAAAATTTAGAGATAAAGCTAATAATACTATTAAACAAAAATATGGGGTTAGTCATGCTAATCAAAATAAAGAAGTAGCGAATAAAATATCTTTATCTTTAAAGGGGAGAGTTTTAGATAGAAATAACTTTATGGATATTAAGTGGGAGAAATTAGAAGAGTACTATAAAATAACAGGTATGAAGCCCAATTTTGATAAAGTTGAATTAGCAGATAATAAGTTAAAAGACCATAAGTTTAAATTTCAATGTGATAAATGTAATAGTATTACAGAAGTATCTATAAATAATGGTTATTTACCTTCATGTAAATGTTCTAATTATAAGGGGTATTCGGTTATTGAAGAAGAAATATTAAAATTTTTATGCGAATATATAGATGAAAAAGAAATAGATTTAAATAGAAGAGATATACTCCCTAATAGATTAGAAATAGACTGTTTCATACCATCTTTAAACCTAGCTATTGAAGTGAATGGGATATATTGGCATTCAGAGTCTATGGGGAAATACAAAGATTATCATTTATTTAAAACTTTAAAATGCCTTGAAAAAGGGATTAACTTAACCCATATATTAGATTATGAATGGGTTTATAAAAAACCTATAGTAAAATCTATTATATTAAATAAAATAAATAAAACCCCAAATAGATTATATGCAAGAAAATGTAAAGTAATCCCTATTATAGATACTACCATATTAAGGGAATTTTTAAATACTAACCACATTCAAGGGTATACTCATGCTAAAACTAATTTAGGTCTATACCATGAAGGTGAATTGGTATCAGTTATGACTTTTGGGAAGAATAGATTTAAAAAAAATTCAGGTGAATTAGAAATGGTTAGATTTTGTAATAAATTAAATACTAATATTATTGGGGGGGCCTCAAAGTTATTTAAATATTTTTTAAACAATAACAACCCTGATATGCTACCTATTATTAGTTTTGCTGATAGGAGATTTTTTGATGGGAGTTTGTATTTATCTTTAGGTTTTGGGTTTGAGTCATTTTCATCCCCTTCTTATATATATTGGAAAAATTCAGTTATATTAAATCGAATGTCTTGTCAAAAACATAAATTAAAAGAATTATTACCAATATTTGATGTTAATAAAACCGAGTATGAAAATATGAAAGATAATGGGTGGAGGAGAGTGTGGGATTGTGGTAATACTAAATACAGGTTTAAATAAAAAAGAGGAACAATTAAGTTCCTCTTCAATTTTTATTAGTGTATTAAGGGTTAGGAGTTATTTTTAAAATTCAACTCCGGTTGGTGTAACATTAAAGTCTAGAATTATATATTCTGCAGTTCTAGTTGGTTGGATAAAAATTTGACCTACCATTTGATTTCTATCTATAACATCTGATGTGTTATTTGAATCGTCAATTACTACTCTATAGCTATATAAACCTTGTCTTTGTTGAATAGATTCTAGATATGGGTTTACTTGATTTAAGAATCTGTTTCTTGTTGCTGCTGTGTTTTGTTCAAATAATAATCCTTTAGCAACTTGTCCTATAGTTCTTTTTAATTCGATTAGTAATCTTCTAACACTAATTCTATCTAAAGCTGTTGCTTTTGTTTGCAATGTCTTTTGACCAAATATTACAGGACCTTGTCCTGGGAATGTTGCTATTGGATTTACTTTACCTAAATATAATTTATCTCTATCGGCAGGTGTTAATTTTCTTTCTGCTTGAATTACACCACCAATACCACCTCTATTGAAACCTGCAGGTGCAAACCATTCAGCTCCTAATCTATCATTAGTGGAATATACTCCTGGAATTACTGTTGAGGCTGGTGCCCAAACTAATTTTCCAGTTTCTTGAGATAATATTTGAACCCAAGGCCAATATGTTGCGGCATAACTTGAGTCTTGTGTTAAAGCTGATGTTATTGTTGAGTTTAATGTGGCGCCATAATCTCTAGTATCTACTACAGCTATTGCGTCTCCTCTTTCGGTTACTATTGATATTGCAGATGCAATTGCAGATGAACCGTTTTGTATTGTTACTCCAGGTAAAATTAGAATTTCGTAATCATATTCATCTCCATTCTGTAATAGAGCTAATGATGAAGTATAATTATCAGGAACTAATCCTTGTATACTATTTACGTTAATTTTATCAAACATCCCTAATGTTCCATTTGAGCCATTACTAAATACAGCTCCTACAGCATCCCCAAATGCACCTTCTAAAGAACCACTGCCTATTGAGGGTAGATGTCCTGCAAAAATGGGTTTTGCAACACCATCATTATCAAAATAATTGTAGGTTGGGCTTGTTACAGAGGATACTCTTACATATCTACTGTTGTTTACAAAAGATCCTGTAGATTGGATAAATTGGTTTTGATCGCTATCTAGTACTAGATTTTGAACTTGATTACCTATTACCTGCTCTATGTAATTTGGTGCGTTTGGGTCTAGGGATAAACCTATCCATGATTCTAATATGGTTTTTGATTTAGTATTATCATCACCACGTCTAATTGATAAATTGAATTGTCCATTTCCTGGATCTACATTAGCAATTTCCCATCTTAGGTTATCTGGTGTACCTTGAATTAATGAACCGCTTGTAGATACACTACCTGAATTGTTCATTATGTTACCTACAGATAGGGTTTCTAATACTATAGAGCCTGTTGGGTTTAAGATTGATGCAACCGCTGGTGTGTAGTTGCCTTGGGCATTGTTTACAACTCGAGTTATCAATAGAGTTTCACCACCTTGTATAAAGTAATTGTAAGCTGCTATTGAGGTTAAGTATTCAAGTTTAACACTACCACTAGAGAAAGCACCTCCAAATTTATTTTTATAATCACTATATGAGGTAACTAAAGTTGGAATATTAACTGGTCCTTTTACAGTTGGGCCTATTACAGCAGCACCCGCCGTGATAGGACCTTGAGTGATTAACGTTTGATCATTTTCACGTGTTAATACTCCAGGGGAGAATAATGTTTCAGCCATTGTTTTGTTATATTATTTTATCAGTAATAAATATATAGGGGATTTTTAAAAACGTTATGTTGGGGTAGTTATTTCACCTGTTTTTAGATCTATTTGAGAATCTCCATATTTTTCTTTAAGTTTATCACCTAGTTGTTTTTCTACTTGTAGAAGTTTAGAGTATTGGGATTTTAAAATTTCTTCTTCTTGGTTTAGGTTTAGTCTTGTTAAAGATAATTGTCCTAATTGGAAGGTTATTGTGTTGATGTTTTGTTGGAAGTCTGTTAATTCTATTAATTCGTCTTCGGTGATTTTGGTGGATTGTATTGCCATAACTTTAATTTTAGGGGAGTTGTGTGTTTGGGTTATAAGGTGCAGATTTGGATGTTTGGTAGAGGTTTATTATATTCTTCGGTGCAACTTAATGTAGGTCCATTATTACCACCAAAAGCTAGGGCTTCATTTTGTGTGCCTGCTCCTGCTAGGA